TAAAGTGAGTTAGGAATTAAATCTACTACTTCTTGCATTTTATCAATGATGTTAGTAGAAGTTAAAGCAACTGCACCAGCTACATCTAAAACTGTTGCATCAGCAGCAGCAAGAGTTTCTAATCCGTTGTATTCTCCAGCTTGTGCTCCACCTAAGTTACCAGTCCAGATATTAGTTTCGTTAGCAGCAGCTACTTTAGATGCTACGTGTCCAACTAAGTAATCAGCGAATGATGTAGGTAGTCCGTTTGGATTAAATGCAGAATATCCCATTTGGATAGATTCCCAAGTATTGATAAAGTCAGACTTACATAATTGTAAGTTTACTTGAAATTCTTCTGGTTGGATAACTACTTCAGTTAAATCTACGTTTGAGGAAGCAGTAAAATCACAAGTTCCGTCTGCGATTAAACTACCAGTTTCAATTCTTTGGATAACTGATTTAAATTTAACGTTTGGCATAACTTCTACGCCTCCGTCTTCAATTGTACTTGCGCTTAATAACGCCGCACTAATGTACTTTCCAGCAAATTCTCCAGCATACGTTGAAGTAATATTTACTGTTGTTGCTAAGTCTATTTTATTTGACATAATTTTTGGTTTTTTTTATTTAATTTTATTTATTGAATAATTTTGCAAATACTCTATCTTGAGTACTTAGGTTTCTGTTTTGAGCATAAAGATTCATTTGCATTTCTCCTTTTGCTTCTGGATTGTGTACTAATGGTTGTGCAGATAATTCTACATCTTCAGAACTATATTCATCTTTTTCACTAAAACGTGATTTTAAATCAGCAATAGCATCTTCAAGATTTTTAATTCTTTTTTCCATTCCTTCCCAATCTTGTACGTCAGCTTCTTCAGCAGCTTCAACTTCTTCCACAACTGGTGCTTCTACAACTTCTTCTACTTCTTCTTCTACAGCTTCTTTTACTTCAGAGATAATTCCATCTTCTTCAACGATAAGCATCATCCCATCATCTAAAAGATATTCTCCTTTTGGTACTGCAATTCTTTCGTCTTCATCTGTAACGATAAAAACTTCTTTACCTTTTTCAAAAGAATCAGCTTCAAAGCGAGTTCCGTTTTCTAACTTTCTCTCTTCTAACTGAACTTCTAAACCAAGTAAAGTCTTAACTTTGTTAAGGGTTTCTTTAGAGTTCATATATATTAATTTTAAGTATTTACTTTTTTATTAAACGAATTGTGTTATTAGCTGTTGTAAATTCAACTATTTTGTCCAGTTGTATTTCCTATTCCTTGATTTTGTAAGTCTCCGTTACAACATTTGGAGTTATAAGTGCCATCTTTACAAAGACAACCTCTTTTACCTCCTTGTGGGCTTGTTCTACTTTTTGTTGGTGTCTGATTCCTTGAGTACATCTATTATTTCTTTTAGTAGTTTATCATCTTCGCTTAATTGGTCTTTTTGTTTATCTTGTGGTCTGTTTAGCTTATCAGCAAAATAGCCTTCTATTGAGAAGCCTTTTACTTTACCTTCTTTAACGTAGTTATTCCAGATATCATCGTTATCAACTTTCATTGCAACCATCCAAGTACCTAAAGGCATATCTAAACCATATTTACGAGATTTGTCGTGTACTTCATCTTCTACTAACCAAGATTCTACAACTGTCATACCTTCTAATTTTTTATCTGTATGCTCTATTGTTGCTTGTCCTTGATTACCTTTCTTTAAAAACATTTGTGAAGCTTTAGCTACTGTGTCTTTAGAAAAGTAAATATAAAATTCGTGGTCTCCTGACTTTCTATATATAGGTTTCTCTGGTATTAAAGCAGCACCCATAAGTAATCTCTTTTCTTTGCTTATTTCTGCAAGTCTTATTTGCTTTTGGTCTTTGAGCGCAATAAAGTCTTCTTCTATTGCTGGAGATTCAACTACTGATATAGCTTCTATACCAGACAGTTCTTCGTTCTCGTCTATTACTAATTCTATTATATCCATAATTCTTTTTTTATAAACGTATTATTTTATTTTTTGTTACATTATCCACCAAGAGTTGCACCTTGTATTATACCATTTTCTAAACTTTGTGCAGTAGTTATATCTTGAGAAACTACATAAGCTTGTACAGGCTGTTGTTGTTGTTGTCCAAGTGCAGCTGCTATTTGACTTCCAGCACCTTGACCTACAATATTGAATGATGGAGATTGAGGCTGAGGAGCAGAAGCGGTTGCTTTTAATCCTCCTGTACCGCTTGAGCCTGTTGGTTTAGTAGACGCTATTTTTGCAATATTTGCAGCAGCGAATGCACCAGCTAAACCAGCTTGTATAAATGGATATGCTGGGAATCCTATTGTTATTGGACTATCTTGAGCTGTTGTGAACGCATTTTGCACACCTTCATAACCACTTATAGTTGCTTGACCTATTGCCATTGCTTTTCCTAATTTACTTCCTTCCCCAGCTATTTGCCCAATTAGATTCATAGTGTTTTGTGCAATACCAAGTTTAGCCATTTGAACACTTTTGTCTAATTCAATTTGTTTTTTTGCTGCTTTTTCTCTGTCTTCTTCAAGCTTTTTTTGTCTTGCTTCTTGCTGTAGTCTTCGTTCTTCTTCTTTAGCTTCTTTTTCAAGTTCTCTTTCTTTTTCTTTATCTTCTTGTTCTTTTCTTCTTGTTTCATCTTCTTCTGCAAATTTAGTTTCTAAAGCAACTATCTTTTCTTGTTTTGTAGTTAATAGTTCTGCAACAAGTTCAGAATCTTCTCCATAATAATTTCGAGCTTTTTGTAATAAATCTTCATATTGTTTTTCAACTTGAAGTAATTCTTCTGCTCTTATTTCTTTTTCGGTATTTATAGTGGCTAATCTTGCTTCCTCTTCAAATTCTCGCTTTTCATTAAGTAGTCTTTGTGTTTTCTCGAAAAAGGTTTCTGTTTCTTCGGTTTTTTCTTCAATAACTTTTGTCGTTTCACCAAACATCATATTAGTAAATTCATCTTCACCAAATATATCGGCTAATTCATTTACTTTATCTTTAGCTCTATCTACATCTCTTATATAAGCAGCTACTATATCTTCTTTAGTACCTGCAGAAATCTGTCCGTAAAAAGGTATACCAGCATTTTTGCCATCAGCATAAAATTGTTCTTCCGCTATTCTATCAGCCTCCATCATAGCTCTTACAACTTTAATTTCTTCTTCACTTGCTTGTTTTCTTAGCTGTAATTGTTCTTTGATTACTTTAGCTTGTCTTTCTGCAACTTCTTCTTCTAATGCAGCAGCAAAAGCTCTTTTTTCCATTGCGGATATTTGGTCTTCTATAGCTTGAGTAGATTCTTTAGTAAGTTTACCGTGCTCATCTAAAGCTAAATTAAGTCCTTTATATTTTTCATTAGCTTTTTCTACAGTTTTAGCTAAATCTTCTTGACTTATCTTGTTTCTTTCTACTTGATTAAGTAGTATTTTAAGGTCAGTTCCTGTTTTACTTGAAGCATTTCTAAACTCATCTAATTTCTTTCCAGTACCTGATATGAGTCCTTGAATTTCATCCCAATAAGCTACTACTGCACCAAGAGCAACTATAAACGCACCTACACCAGTAGCAATTAAAGCTGTACGCATACCTTTTAAACTAACATTAAAAAGTTTAGTTGCCTCATAACTATCTCTTACTCTTGAAGCAAGACCTCCTGTTAATTGGTCAAGTATAGCAATAGCTCCACCATTCTTTGTAACATCTTCAAATGATGAAGCTGTTTGTTTATTTGCACTATCTAAGTTTTCTTGTGATTGTGTTAACTTATTTAACGCACCAGTAGTTTCTTCTATATTTGCTGTTGCTGTTGATGTGTTTGCCTGTACGTCTATTATTACTTTTTGCGACATTTTCTATTTCTTTTTATTTGTTTAAATCCTTCTTTAAATGATAAAGGTATTTTGTTTTTGCCTTTAGCTATTTCTATTGTTTCACTTAGTCCGTAAAATTCATCTATGTTTAATAATGTAAATACTATCATATTGTAATAAGTTCTATTTGACTTTTATTATTAGTCAAGTTTATATTCAAACTATTTATTCTAAATTGTTTACCATTTATCACAAAAATATCTGCAAGTGTGTAGTTTAAAATAATATGTAATGGCAAATAAGCTGTATACTTAACTATCCTTGCATTTGTTTTAAATAAGTTTTCTATGTAAGTACTATAATAGTTTTGATAAAGAGTACCTGTGTAATTAGGTAACCCTGTATATTCATTTATCATTTTACCAAAGTTTTTATTAGCTGTACTTGTAGAAGCTGCTAAAGCAACACTATTAGATGGTAATACATAAGATGTTACTTCACTATGGCTTGTAGGAGTATCTCGAAATGATATTGAAGTTGTTGCTCCTCCACTTTTTAAAATAGGATAAAATAAAATTGGTTTACCTATATATGATTGCTCATTATCATTTACACAAAATCCCCATTGTATTGTTGTTTGTGTTGCTCCAGATACATCCTGAATATCTAATAGTCTTTCAAATTGCATATGTTCAAAGGGAAGTTTTAAAGTATATATTCCTCCATCTAAACCTCCTTCAGCATTATATTTTTCTGCTCCCCATTCTGCTGCGTTTAACTGTTCCCATTGAGCAGCTAAAAAAGTTTTTAATCCTTCATAAGTAAAATTTATTTGCCTATAAGGTAATGCTACATCTACTTCGCTTGTATTTACATCTATATATTTGCTTATGTCATAAGTTGTTGAGGTAGCATAAAAGTCATCTAATGTATTTACATATATACTTCCATCAGGTTTAGTATATGCAACAAGATTAAACATTTTAAAAATCCCTGTAAGAAAATCTATTATTTTCATATCAGGTATTTGTTGTGGTATCGCAAATTCAAAGTTAGTATCACATAAAAAAGAACCTGTCGAAAAGTCAAGTGTTACAGGTGTTTCATTTGGCTCATTATTTCTTAAAGTCCATTTTATATCGCTAAATGTAATAGCGTTTTGTCCTGTTACAGTTACTACTACTGTCCATTCTCCAGCAGCAACAGATGGAAGACCTAAATCTCCACCAGCTGATGTACTTGTTAATGTTGTTGAACCTGTTAATCCTGAAGCCTGATATATACTCTGACCATCTTGTAAAACTTCAACTGCATAAATATCAGTACTTGTTGTTGATAAAGTTAATTGCATTAAAGTATTAGTTGTACTATATGCTGCAAATTCAGGACAAACAGTTAAAGTTGACACGTTGCTCATACCACCCCAAACTTCTGATGCTCCACAGGTGAATGTTCCACTTGAAGTCCAGCCATTTATAGAAGTAGGAAAAGATGATACTTGGTCGCCATTACCTACATCTCCTGACTTTCTATGTAGCCACATAAATAAATCATAATAAGGCTCATTAGTAGTATTAAAGAAATCATTACTAAAACTGATAGTAGGATAAGTAGCTTCTATTGCTTCAATAATTCTATGTACTCTTAAAGCATATTTTAAGTCTGACCATAATACTCCGTGGTCGTGTGAACTTCCTGTGTGATAATATAAATTTCCAGTATCATTTAAGTGTGCAGAATTATCGCTATCATAAAATAATCTTGTTGTATGTGTAATTAAAGGAGCAACAATATCATTAGTTGATGGGTCTACTTGAAGTTTATCTCTAACAGTTGAAGTATTATAAGTTAAATTTAATGTATCTAAATCATTTAAAGCACTTAATTTATCTTCTCCTAATGTGTCATTCAACGCTACTGTTTCTCCAAAAAATACTACCTTATAAGAATATGCTTTGTTGTTTTTTAAGCTAACAGAGTTAAGTTTTACTTTACCTATTTTGAAATCTACGCCATTTAATTTTAGTATAGCAGAAACTCTTATTCTTGCATCAAAACCATTTGTAATATCATAGTTATAATAATGCTTAAATATTTTATTATTAGTAGAGGATGCTGGTAAACTAAATTGCTGACTAA